TTAACAGGATGATTTTGCATCAAAAGCCGGATTGAACGCATAGAAGTTTTTGGAATTTAACCGGTCTGTCACAAGGCGGAGACCTTCGCCAAAACGCTGGAAGTGTACGACTTCACGTTCCCGCAGAAAGCGGATTGGGTCACACACCTCCGGATCTTTGACCAGACGAAGAATATTGTCGTAAGTTGTCCGTGCTTTCTGTTCAGCAGCCATATTTTCGAAAAGATCTGTAATCGGATCGCCTTTTGACTGGTATTCACAGGCATTATGTGGAATGCCGCTGGCAGCTGCCGGCCAAAGACCGAGCGTGTGATCTACATAGTAGGTATCAAACCCGCTTTTCTGGATTTCTTCCGGTGTCAGATCTTGTGTCAGCTGTCGCACTATAGCGCAGATCATTTCCTTATGGAATAACGCAAAAACGACTTTCTGTTTAAAAGTCTACATAAGTCTACAAACAGCATAAATACTGGAAACAAAGCAAATTTAACAGCTTTACAAAAATCTACAAAAATGTTTAAATTCAACTTTTAATTGGTACAAAATTGGTACGTTTTTAAAAATTGGTACAAAAATTGGTACAAAATTGGTGTAAAAAATAGCATAAGAAAATAGCCTTAATACAGTTGAAAAAAAGTTGGTGCCGTTAGGCATCTTTTTTTATGTCTGAGCATATAATATAAGGGGTGCTTTTTGTCAATTTCTCAAAAAATTTTCTGGAGGTATTGCCATGATAAAAGTGCCGGATTTTACCAAAGATGAAATTAATTACATTTTAGATAAAGCTAACTTCACAGATCAGCAGCACACATTGTTTATGCTTCGAAACAAAGAGTGTAGCTATGAGATTTGCGCTGAGGAAATGAACGTGAGTATTGCTACAGTGAAACGTATAGCAAAAACTATGAATGAGAAAATAAGAAAAGTGATGTGATACTTTTTTGAGCCGATACTGATATGGTATCGGCTTGTTTTTTATGCAAAAATTTAATCAGAAAGAGGGTGACAATGTGTTTTCAGATGAAATTTTAGAGAAAATTTTTAACAGAAAAGAGATGCAAAGGCTTGATTTGCAGACACAATCCTCTGTGATACATGCGATCGAGGAAGTTTTAGAGGGGGAAAAGCAGAATGCAGATGAACAACCAGTATCCGAATAGCATATACAATCCGCAGATACAGCCATATTTCCAATATGGGAATTATAGTGGAAACCAATACCAACAGCAGAGATTCGAACCACAGCAGCAGTTTCAACAGCAAATGCAACAGGTGCAGCAGTCGCAATCTACTTTCATAAACGGTAAAATTGTTCCATCAGTTGATGCGATTAATGCAAACGATGTTCCGATGGACGGAAGTGTTGCAATATTTCCAAAACAGGACATGTCGGAAATTTATGCTAAACAGTGGAATGCTGACGGTACAATCCGTACCGTCGTGTTTAAGCCAGTTTTAAACGAACAGGCTAACAACTTATCAAACGATAAAGAAAAAACGGTTTTAGAAGCACTAGAAGATGTCAGAAGCGGATTTGATGAAAAGATAAACGAACTTGTAAGTGAAATTTGCAAGTTGGAGCAAAAAATTTGCGATACACCAACTAATAGAACAACAAAATCAAAGAATAGCACAACTTAGTTGGTATATTAGTTGAAATGTAGTTGGTATGTTAATTCAAAAGGATGGTGCAGAATGAATCCATTAAATATTTTCCAGATGATGAAAAACGGGAACCCACAGCAATTTTTACAACAGATGATGGGAAATAATCAGATTATGAGAAATCCCTTAATGAAGAATACAATAGAAATGGCTCAAAAAGGCGATATGCAAGGAATTGAGCAAATGGCACGAAATTTGTGTAAGGAAAAAGGTCTGAATGCAGACGATGTAATAAATCAGATCAAAAGTAAGTTTAATAATTAATGGCATAATAGATGTTTGTATACAATTCCTGGGTGACATCTTTATGAATAAAATTTTCGGAGGTAAAACTATGTTTAACTCAAACAATACGCCTTTTACCATGCCTGTTATGCCGGCTACCGGCGGTTATTCTGACGGTGGCGCATGGGGCGACGGGGGATGGTTATGGATTATAGTCGTGTTCGCGTTGCTTTTTGGATGGGGAAACAACGGATTAGGTGGATTTGGCTGTAATAATGGCGGTGGTTATGTTGCTACAGCAGCTACACAGGCTGATATACAGAGAGGATTTGATAATTCCGCAGTTATCAGCAAGTTAGATGGCATTTCTAACGGACTTTGTGATGGCTTCTACGCTATGAACAACAGTATGCTTACCGGCTTTAATGGTATTAATACAAATATCATGCAGACTGGCTATGGCATTCAGCAGGCTATTAATGCTGATACTGTTGCTAATATGCAGAACACAAATGCGTTACAGTCACAGTTAGCTAACTGTTGCTGCGAGACAAGAGAAGCTATCCAAGGTGTAAATTACAACATGGCAACAAACACATGTGCGTTGCAGAACACCATGAACACAAATACAAGAGATATTATCGAGAGTCAGAATGCAGGCACAAGAGCAATCCTTGATTATCTCTGCAACGAAAAAATTTCTTCCTTACAGGCAGAAAATAATGATCTTCGCAGAGCGGCTTCACAGGATCGCCAGAGCGCACTTCTTACAACTCAGATGGCAGCTCAGACACAACAGATTATCAATGCTGTGAACCCGGCTCCG